ACACCAGCTGCTTTAAGGTTCTGTTTGCGAACAGCGTTACCTGCATCAGTAGTTTGTTGTGTCTTAGATGTACGAATCTGTTTGAATGTAGAGAGAAGTTCATCAGCTGCACCAAAATCATAATTAGCATCTGCCATTGCGTAGATGTTGAGCCTCATTGGAGAAGCTTTAACCCACTCAATAAACTCACCATCACGTACAATCTCTGCAAAGTCAGGATGCTTCTTGTTGAGCATTGCTTGTGTCTGAATTTGCTTTAACTGCTGTGATGCCTGTTTAGCGGCAATTACGTCAGGATGATTCGCTACAGCACGATTAACGTGACTCTGCGGATCTTCAAAGAAATCAATCTCTTGTGGTGTTTCCACCGCTTGTGGTTGTGCTTGTTGATTCTTTTGAGCTATGCTCTGTTTAATGAGATCATCAGCTAAACGTCTAACTTCACCAACTTCCTGTGCTTGCCTACCGATTAGCTTTTCAGCCTCTTGGTGCATACGAACAATGTCTTCGAGATTCTTCCCTTTGTACTTCTCAGGGATCTCTGGAGCTTGCTCTGAAGGTTGTTGAGTTTGTTGGACGCTTGTTGTGGACTGTTTAAAGTCCTCAGCTTCTATCTCACTAACGTTACCTAGTTCCTCATTACTATCAATTAAAGCCATACCTAACCTTTCCCTGTCCACGAATGATGGATTACAGGATAATTTCAAAATAAAATTGGGTTGCCTGAAGCTACTCAGATCCTCTCTTTTGTTCCTGCTTGAGCCTGTCAGCTCTTACAGCAGCCCATTTAGCCGTTGCACCGGGGAAGTCACCAGATATGGCATCTAACCCAATGGTAGGAGCTGAAATGAGCCTGATAGCGTCCTTACTACATACTTTGCATTTTGCAGTGGTATGATCGCTATCTACCAGCGATTCAGTTATGTGATCGTTAGGGCATTGGAAGTCGTACAACCGTTTCATTGTTGTAAGTCCTCGTATACCTTCTCACACACAGCCTTACGCCCTAAAACCAATTCAAGAATATCTAACTGTCCTTTACGATAATAAAGTGTTTGTGTATCGTTGACAGTAGAAATATCGTTTAAACTAGCCTTAATCTCTTCAAAGTCTTCAATTAAGAAGCCCCAACCCTTAGTACTCATGGTATTAAAGGTTTCTTCGTAATACTTTTGTAGGTCTTTATCCATTTAAGGAGAACCTTTCTGTAGTTTATTTAACAATATTAGTATTTTAGCATAAAAACACTTGACTTGCACTAGTAACCTGTGTTACAATCCTCTTTTATTTAAGTTAAAAGGATTACTATGACTTTTAAGTATAAAACTACAACTCAAGAACGTGAAAACATGCTTTTATGGCTTAAAGAAGGTGTTTCTTACACTGAAATCTCTAAGCGTTTAGAAGGTAAATTAACTAAACAACGCATCAAACAAATAGCTTTAAAGCATAATATTGATGCTTTTAAAATACAACAAACACGTAAAAACAAAGAATACACTGACAAGATGTTTGCTAAAAATGGATCTAAATGGAATGATCCTGAGTTTACCAAGTCTTTAATATTTCAATCTATGAAAGAGAAGTTTCGCAACAAAAAAGGTAATAAATATGGCTGGGAATGGACTATTGAGTTTGGAGATCTTGAGTTTCCATCACATTGTCCTGTATTGGGTCTTGAACTTGACTACTTTACAGAAGGTAAGGGACGTTTAGAGAACTCAGTATCCTTTGACCGTGTAGATCCTACTAAAGGTTACATTAAAGGCAACGTTATTGTGATGTCTTGGAGAGCCAATCGTATTAAAAACGATGGAACTGCCCAAGAACATCAACAAATTGCTACTTTTATGCTTTCCTACTAGACTTATTCATCATCTGGAGGTTTGCAATACGCTCATTTGAGGCAATATCAGCAGCTTTCAGGTCAACACTCTTCTCTTTGAGCATAATGTCAGCCAGTTTCAGACGTTTCTCAAAGTCATCACCACTGTCTAGGTTAGTTGCTGCAGCCTGAACGAGCTTTACACGCTGCTCTTCAGGGATCATCTGAGCTTCCATCATAGTCTTCTGAGCTTCAGCTGACTGTTTCTGAGCCTTAGACTGCAGATCAGCCACCTGAGCCTGTGCCAGCTCCATTGCAGCCTGTTGTTGCATCTGTTGAGCCTCAGCAGCTTGTGGATTAGGTTGAGACATCTGTTCTAAAGCTTGCATCAGTTCACCACGGTTAGACAATGAGCTATTCTGCAGGATACCTTTGAGGATCAATGGCAATACTGGAGTGTTAGGGCCTAAGGTCTGCAACAAACCAATCATCTGTTGTTGTTCAAACTCTCGTGCCAAGATACCCAAGGTAGCTGTTGGGATGAATGTCATGTCAACTGAGGGATAACGCTCACTGTCAAACTGCATATAACGGAATGCAGCCTTGTTAATGAACGGGATCATGAAGTCTTCTTGGAAGTTACTCAAGGTACGCTTGTACTTCTTGATGATGCCAGCCATAGCCATTGACATACCACCAGCACCTGCGTCACGAGGTACGTTAGATGGCATACCTGCGCTGTCAACTGTGCCTGTAGCTTGTAGAAGCATACGCTCAAAGTTCTGCGCTGCTGCAACTGCATTACCATCAGTCTGACCAAACTTGAAGGGATACAAGATCTCAGAAGGTGAGCCATTGGTTAAGATAGCCTTACCGGGCTTAATCTCAAACTTAGCACCACGTGGAAGCCTTGTAGCATCCATTGCAATCATAGGAGCTGTGGTGAGGGCTAGAGAGTCCATGTGAGCACGAAGCTGACCATCAATAGCCTTCTGCATATTGTAGGCTTTCTCAGCTGTACCTCGACCCCAGAATCTACCGGGGACTGTATCATCTTGGTAGGCAATAACTGGACGATCCTTCATCATATAAGGATTAGCTTCAGCCTTGAGCAAGATTGAGTCATTGGCAATAACGACAATAGCTTCAATCAAGTCTGAGTAGTCTTCAGCTGCTGAGCCTTCAGGGAACAACTCAGCATACTCATCTGACTCTTCACCATCTAAATACTCACGAGGAATTAAACCATAGTAAGTAATTAACTTAACCTTGTCATCTTGATAGGTCTTCAAGTCTTGAGTTACTTCTAAGTCTTCATCTTCAGCTGCTGTGGTGATGTCTACCTTCTTGTAAATGCCTCTCTCAATACCTTCAACAATCTTGTGAATGGATACGTACTTCTCGATAGCAACGCCCATAGCATCGTCAATGGAATCAGCATTAGGATCAATAAGGAAGTTTTTAGGGTTAACTGGTTTGATCTTAACAGCAATACGATCCTTCTCTTGAACTCCGATAGCAGCTGCATTAGCAATGCCGGGAATCGCTTGAGTAGCTGGGATGTACTCTTTCTCAGTCTTAACAATGATTTCACCAATACCTGTACCATATATTTCAGCCATCAACTCAATCTGGTCAATAGCTTTCTTAATCTTGTCTCTCTTAAAGTCTTCATGCAGTTGAACCTTGATTTGTTCAACATCAAAGGGATTACCGTTAACATCTTTAACGTCATCTGAGATGTCAAAGAATTCACCCTGACCAAAGATAGCTTCCATGATCTCAGCGTGACGAGTCTCAATGGCTTGCTGTGTAGCTGGAGAGATGATGCGTGAACGCTCTGACTCACGAGTCTTATCCTCAGAAGCCCAGATACCACGGAAGACTCGCTCATACTCCTGCCACAAGTCCATGTAGTTAGCATCTCGGTGGTCACGCCAGCGAGTAATGTGCTGAGTAATCCATGAGGTTAGTTCCTTCTCAGTCTCTGTAGGTTCCTCAAAGGACGTACCGTTCTTCTCATCATCATTAAACTTATCATTAGTTAAAGCCATAATAGTATTCCTTTTAGTAACCTGATATAACGTCTAAGACTTCGTAGTCATCATCTTCGTAGTCTGTGTTGTAGCTTGTGATAGCTAACTGGTCAATGTAACTTAAAGCATCTACCAAGTCATCATGTACACCAGCTGTGGGGAACATCACTAATTGATCTCTAAACTCACTCCAGTCCTCTTTCTCATTGAAGGATACCCTTCCATGTTCCATACGACCTTGTAAGCTCCAGACAACCCTGTCAGTCTTCTTCTTGTTACCGTGAGTTAAGTCCTGTATGTGAGCATAGATGTTATTCTTTCTCATCAAGTCATTAAGGTAGGGCAGTACAGCATTCTTCAATGCTCCTCGCTCAATACCAATGCTTGTAGGTTGGAAGTCTCTAACCACCTTTAAGATGTTAACTGCAGTCTCTCTAATGTCCCACCTACCATGCTGGATCTTATGAACCCACCAGTCACCATTGTCCTCAAGCTTAACCACTGCAATAGCTGTCTCATCTAATCTCTTCTTAGATGCACCTGCATTCTTACCAACTTCTTCAAAGCCAGCTAAGTCAATGGCTACAATGTATGTACCAAACTGAGGTTCTTCAGCAGTCTTGAACCATTCCTCTTTAAAGACATCTGCACCTGCAGTATCGAAGCTAGACAGGTATTCCTGCTTAAATGCAAAGGAACTCAATGTACGCTTTGCAGCCTCAACTTCCTTAGGATCAATAGTCTCATTGTCAGCTGTGGTGAAGTGCCAGCTCTTCCATTCCTCGTCTATCTGGTCAGCCTTGTCTTCAAAGCTACCTAACTTAAAGATGTCATAGAACCAGTTACGACCTGATGGAGTGGAGATAAATAAAGCTCTACCCTTCTTGTCTGACAGTGAAGCTCGTATGATCTTCTGCCATGTATCTTCTTTAACGAAAGCACACTCATCAAGTACTACAAAGGTCAGTGAGACACCTCGGAGACTATCTGGGTTATCTGCACCCCTTACCAGTATCTTCCTACCATTAATCAGTGTTATCTCTAGATTATTGATGTGACTTGCTTTAATGACTGGTCTACCCAGCTCATGCAGTAAGTCCCACATAATCGTTCTAGCTTGTCCTAGGGTAGGTGCTATGTACATCACAGCTGAGCCTTCAGGACAGTTTAAACCTTCAATCAGTAACGATATAGCTGACAGCCTTGACTTACCACAACGCCTACCTGCAGCTACGACTTTAAAGCGAGTAGTATCTTTAAAGACACTCTGTTGCCACTTAAGCAGTTGGAAGTTAAGTTCAGACATCTATTACCTCATCAGCGTTAGTAGACACCAGTGGTGATGACGTTAAGCCTGTAATGTTGATAGACACTGTTGGTGTATTGTTACCTGACTTCTGTGCCTCAAAGACACTTACAGGGACAATCCTATCAACAATTAACTTCCACGCTGCTGCTTGATTCTTATGTTCATCATTTAATGCTGCATCATAAATAGCTTCTAGAACCTTAGCACTCTTAGGTGAGTTAAGCATTCTAAGCTTATATTCATTGATGATGGCTGCATCACCTTTAGGTCTACCTACACTACGGTTCTCAGTTATGGACTTAAGTTCCTTAGTTGAGGTACGACCTCTCTTATTACCTGTTGGTCTTGTCATGTTTTTCCGTCTTTGTCCTCTATTGGGAGACTTTTTAAGTATAGTACTATAGAGTACTAAGACATTATGTTTAAGTTATTTAAGACATAACATTATAAGTAATTAATATTAATTTACTTAGTAAGTTATTACATTTAAGTTAAGACAACTTAAATTATACTTATAATAGTTTTATTTAAGTGTATTTTACTTCTATGTTCCCCTACTAGGGTGTACATATCAGCCTACTTAGTCTCAACTTAGAAGTGGGGTCAGGCTTCTTAGTAAACTCAATTATATCCTATGAAGAATATTGTATCACACTTATGTCTTGACTTACCATGTTATGTCTAACTCTTTTACATATATTTTACTATTTATGTGATTGTAGTCACACTTATATGAACTTTGTAGTACTTTGTAGTTCAGCACTAGCGTTCCCCTTTCCATGGGTGTCTGGTTTGTACTTTGAAGTTCTACTTTAGCCTTACAAATCATAGGGTTATGTCTGGTTACTCTGCTGGTCTATATTCTTCTTTTTGTGAACTCCCCTACTCTTTTTTGTGAACTTCAGAGGCTCCTACAATAATATTCATACCTACGATGACCCTCCCCCCTATCAGCGTAGCGTTGAAGTAAGTACTCACTTACATTGTAGTGTCTCTGAAGTTAGTTAGTGCTCACTCTAAACTCATATGTACACTTATGATCTATGGTGTCGGAATATTGACAGTGTAGTGTCGTAAAACCGACAGGTGTGCAGGGCTATGTAGTACCCTCTGAAGTCCTAAGGCTATTCACTAATAACCTCTGAAGTCCTAAGGTTATTACCAATGACCTTCAAAGTACTAGGGTTATTATATGCACTTAGGGTTTACCATTATAGATACTCTATAGGGTATCCAAGATACTCCAAAGGGTATGCAACATACTGTACAGGGTATCTATAAAGTTATACACAAGTTACTCACAGGCTGTGGATAACATACTGGTAGGGGTATACAGTTATGCACAGGTTAAGTCTTATATAAGAGTTAGAAATGTGGATAAGTACTAGTTGTGGTGTTAGTAACTTTGTCCAAGGGGGTAGTGGCTTGACACCCTGTTATGGCCTCTGAGGGCTTCTAATCGCTTCCATCTCAGGTAGCTTAAGGGTTTACCCTGTTAGGGTTTATATATTGTAAATAATTGTCTAAAACCTGTGTTTGTAAGTTTCGTGTAAGGTTAGACTGGATAATAGATAGCAAGACAGGGCAATAGTGCACTGTTAACCACTGGAGAAACTAAGATGACACACTTACAGAAACTAATTAGAGATACAGTAGACAAAGAAGGTGCAATGCAGATCAGAGTAGGTCGCACCAGTCCTTGCACAATGGGCACTGTTAGAGCACTACAGAGAGCAGGTTACACTTGCATCCGTGTGGGTTACAGTGGCTTAGTGTCTCTCTTTCAAGTATACAAACCAAAGGCATAATATCATGAAATATCAATCAATGTTCAATGTGTGGGATATACCTGCAGACTTGCTTAAACACGTTCAAGCGGGCCAGATGGTGTATGCAGGTGATAGGTCTAACCGTGGGCGGTTCCTAGGTGTCAGAGGCTCAGGAACCATTGTAGTGGCTTGGCAAAGGAACGTAGAAGCCCAGTCAGATAGAATGGGTTATCTTAAGACCTTGAGAGATTATGCTAAAGGCTCAAACGATTATAAAAGGATTAAATAAAATGATTGAAAAGATAATTGATGTATGCTTCGCAGTACTTATCGGGCTAATGTTGGCAGGTGGTGCATTGGCTTATTTTGATGTGTTAGTTAAATAAGGGGATTATTATGAAAACGATTGAAAGAGAATATTTGGCTCAAGCTTATGCCTCCGCATGGCGTACAGTTAAGAGGGATAAAACAACTGTTTTAGTGCTAGATAATGGATGGTTTCAAATCCAATATGGGCATGGAATACCTGCATCTAAATGTAGGGCTGAAAAGTTACTAAAAGGTTTGGCAGTATTGACAGGCCGTTTAGAACAAGAGTTGAAGTAAAAGTGTCCCATTAGTGACAGTTTACCATGATGAAGTGTGACAGACTTCATTGTAGTGCACTCTCGCACTTTAAAGGCTACGGCCTAACTTTTAAGAGGTTAAACATGGCTAACATATTTGAGCAATTCTCAGGTGCTGACCTTGACCGTCTAACTGACTGTATCAAGGCTATTAAACAAGCAGGTTTGTCTATTGACGAATGCACTCAGGCAGGGGTCAATCAATCATCCGGCAATGTGTGGGTATGGAATGAGAACTGGGTGGGATGTGTCTACTGTTCTATCGGCTTTGACGTTCAATGGTCTTGGACTTGCGGAGACTGTGGTGAAGAGTATGACTTCGACACTTATCAAGCAATGGATGATTTTGTGAGCACTCAGAATGACCTCACAGATTGCTCCGGATGTGAAGCCTGTCACGTAACTGAAGAGGTGGCACAATCATGATCGAAACACATAATAAACCAATGGCCATTAAAGGCCTTAAAAGCTACCGCTACAGGGGCCGCTATGGTTACATCATGATTGGAGCCACTGACACTCAGGATGCGCTTAGAGAGGCTGCTAGAAGTACTGACAGTAAGATAACAATCGACAACTTAGAAGCGTGGGATTATTCTAAGTATCTATACATCCAAGCTATATAGGGAAACAGTAAATAAAATGAATACTAAACTACTAAAACATTCACGTGAGCTTTTCAAGTCTTATGATGTCCCTGAGCACGTACGCAGAAGCTATCGTTTAAAGTGGGTGAAATCAATTAGAAACCTAGGCGATAAGTGGCTATTTGCCAACCATGTACAACGTAAGGAACCAACACAATGAGCACTATCAACACAATAACCTTTCACTTTGTAGGTCAATTAGAAGACTCAGGAGCTATCGTTGAAGTTCAATGTCAGATTGATGAAGATGGGGATTGCAGGGACTTAGATTCTGCAATGTATCAGGGTTTAGACTTGCTTCAAGTTATCTCACACGATCAATGGAAAAACCTTGAATGGGAGGCATCAAAGAAATATAAACTTGAGCACAATGAACAGTTGACCATTGACCATGATCTACAACGTGCCTAGAAGGGCTTTAAAGGGCTGTTTTAGCCTACATTTTAACAATTTAATAGCGAGGTAGTTATGTTATACACAAAAGGCTCTATTGTAGGGTTCACAAATGATAACCCTAGGGTGGAAGTAATCACTATAAAGTTTGATGCTTTGCTCGATGACAAGACCATTGAGGCAGTATTGGACACACTCAGGGGTAAGTTCAATGACTGGGGTGAACACCTACACTTTAAAATGACCTTAGAAAGTGAGGATGTTTAAATGATCTCAGATATTGACATAAAAGACTGGATAAAGGAACCAAAGAAAATGAAAAATGAATACTGTTATCAGGTAAGCCCAACGATGGACATATGGGTGTATGCTTCTAGTGAAGAAGAAGCTGAAAGCATGGTCTATGAGCAGCTTGGGTATGACCCTGACATGATGGACTTGATTGAAGTGCGGGAGGATGTATGAGATGCCTTGCCTGTGATCGAGCATTGACAGACTACGAAGCCACTAGAAAGCACGCAGTGACAGGTACATTCATTGACCTATGTCAGCAATGCTTTAAAACTGTACAGGCTGACTCACACTTGCCTACAAAGGATCGTAAAGACCTTATATCATCGGATGACATTGATGATGGATTAGAGGAAGAGAGTGATAGTCACGTTAGCGACACCAACACTGAAGGAGATCATTGACAAACTGTACAAAGTGTGCTACCCTAACTTTAAAGATACTACAAAGTATCTAGGATGATTCATAGAAGTTAAATACACTATATAAGTATTATTTAAGTAATATACTTATAAGTCTTTAAAGTGTGAAAGTTGGACAATAAACCCATTGAAAGGATAATTTATGTCTATAGAACTGTTTGATGATGATGTTGACATGGACTTGGTACAGTATGAATGCTGGTATTGGTCTGTCATTGATAGTATGGCTGAATTAGTCATGAACAATGGTCGTGATAAGGTTATGTCTCATGTTGCTGAGGCAGTCTTAAACAAGGCTCATAGCGGTCACGTAGCGGCTCAGGAAGACCCATTCGCATGGTGATGGCTATCTTTGTCATTATCGTAACTTTAATTAAACTGGTACTTTCAAAATGAACATTGATGAAAATAAACCTTGGCCTTTTCCGTCTAACCTCATTCAAGGGGACAACGATGCTAAGTTGATAGCTGATTGTCTAGCCTTGTTGCAGGACTTCACAGCCTTCCAGCTTCGAGGTGAAATCTACTATGGCTACCTTGATACTAAGGCACTAAAGGTCATCGAAGAACTAAGGGAGGCTAACGATGGCTCTCAACCTAGTACGTAAACCTAAGCCTGAGTCTAAGTTCATAAAGCACATACCCTGTGACTATTGTGGAAGCTCAGACGCAGGTGCACTCTATGATGACAATCACACCTACTGTTTTAACTGTAAAGAAACTCATTATGAGAATGAATATGATGACTTCACAGTTAAGCAAGATGCGGTGCAACCACGAAAGACCCAGATGCTAGACATCAAAGGAACTATTAAGTCGATACCTGATAGAGGTATTACCCAGCAAACCTGTGAGAAATATGGAGTTACACAAGAGAATGGACAACACTTTTATCCTTACACTGACGATGCCGGAACACCTGTTGCAGCAAAACTTAGACGAGTGGCAGACAAAACTTTCAGCATTCTTGGAACATTCACGAATGCTAGGCTTTTCGGACAGCAGCTCTTTCACGCTGGTGGCAAAGCAGTCACCATCACTGAAGGAGAGCTTGACGCTCTAGCAGCTTTTCAGATGAATGGTAGCCTCTACCCTGTGGTGTCAGTCAGAAACGGTGCACAGGCAGCTTTAAAGGACTGCAAGGCACAGTATGAGTGGCTTAACTCCTTCGATAGCATTGTGATCTGCTTTGATGCTGATGAGCCGGGTAAGAAGGCTTCTAAAGAAGTAGCTGAACTGTTCGGTCAGAAGGCTAAGATTGTGAAGCACTTGAGTGGCTATAAAGATGCCTGTGACTACCTGATTGCTGGGGCTACTAAAGAGTTTGTGAATGAGTGGTGGAGAGCTGAGGTGTACATCCCAGATGGCATCATCAATGCTGCATCTCTGTGGGAAGAGGTGATTAAACCTGAGGCTAAGGCTGAGGCTATGTACCCTTGGAAGGGCTTGAACAAGCTCCTCTATGGTATGAGGCCATCGGAGTTAATCACAGTCACAGCAGGGTCAGGCTTGGGTAAGAGTCAATTCCTGAGAGAGATATTGTTCAATATACTGAACACTACCAAGTGGAATGTTGGAGGTTTATTCCTTGAAGAGTCCACTCGTAAGACAGCTAGAAGCATTATGTCGTTACACGCTAACAAGCTTCTGCACTTGCCTGATACACCAACAACTGAGAAGGAACTTAAAGATGCTTTCGATGCAACACTTGGTACTAATCGTGTTTATCTCTTTGACCATTTCGGTAGCAGTGACGTTGACAACATTGCCAACAGAATCCGATACATGGCTAAAGCTTGCGATTGCAGGG